TATTACTATCATCATGGGTATCTTTGATGGTGTAGAAGGATTTTTAAAAGAGTATAGAGAGACAGGTTCTATAGTAGATGGTATTAGAGGTGCAGTTGTAGGTATAGTAGATGGTTTTATAGGCACATTTGTTAGATTACTTACAGACTTAGTTGCCATGGCATTAGAGTTTTTAGGTTTAGAAAACTTAGGTCAATTTGTTAGAAACTTTGGCGAAGATGTCACCAAATTTTTCAATGAGGCAGTCGGTGGCATAGTTGATTTTGTAATGGGTATCTTTACATTTGATGGTGAAAGAATACTTGGTGGTCTATCAGGCATGTTTAGTGGTGTCGCAGGTTTCTTTGGTACAGTATTGACAGCACCTATAAACATGGCAGTAAACTTCATAAAAGACATATTTGGTTTTGGTGACCCCGGCATACCATTTGATTTGATGGATGAAATTAAAGGCGCTGCTAATGCCGCTATAGATTGGTTTAAAGGATTATTTACATTTGATATAGCCGCCATAAAGGCAAAGATATTTGATATAGGTTTAATTTTGAAGGCAATGACTTTTGGTGGTGTCGCTGCCGTTAAGGCACTTGCGCCAGGTGGTGAAAGTCCTGCTGAGGCATACACTAGAGTTTATAATGAAACTATTGCCTCAGGCACACCTAAAGAAACAGAGGTAGAACCTGCTCCTAAAAACAAGTATGAAAGAATACAAGAGAGAATGGACAGAAAGAGCAAACCTATCGTTGCTACAGAGATACCTAATAATGGTAGTGGTGTCACAATTGTAAACAATCAACCTACAAATGTAAACAACTCACAATCTACAAATGCTAATACAGTTGCAACATCACAACTTGACACAGGTATAGATAGATACCATGAGAGAGCTGCCTTTGCAGACGCATTTAGTTAATACTGACCTAATTCTTTTTCAGTAATAATCTTAAACTTCATATTGTTATCTTCACAATATTGTTTCGCTGCTGACCATTTTGCTTGATTTTTGATAAACTCAAAACTCTCACGCATATAAGATTTTGTTTTTCTTTTTGGTGTTTTTGGTTTTACACACTGTCGAGATGGTTTAATCTCAATCATAAACTTTTCATCTTTACTTGTTTTAAGAATGAAGTCTGGAAAGTATCTGTGATATTTGTTATCAACTGGTGAGAAGTATTTTATAGGCAATTCTTCACTTGCCCAATATGCTATATCTGGATTTAAGTCACAATAACGCATAAATCTCCTCTCTAATAGTGAACGATACACTATTTGCTTAGTATTACCGACATATTTCTTGGGGTTGGTTGGTTTGTAAAGACCTTTATAACTCTTTGCCATATATCACCTATAATCTATATAAATATTACCATAAAGTACAAAGGTATTTATTAATGTTAAAAAGAGTATCAAATCACCTACAGAAACTATCTATCCCTGCTTTAAGTGATATTACAGGTGCAATCAATGGTCTAGTACAAGGACCTGGTGGTGCTATATCAGGTCAACAATCAAAAGTCGCAGCTGAACTATTAAAGAAATCACCTATTGAAAAATTAGATAGTCCGATGGAGAAATTGAAGAGAGACCCATTAGGATTCTCACAAGTGCAATACCCATTAGATTTAACTTCAAATGAATTAGGTCATTATATTTTATTTTACACACTATCAAATAAATTCTCATCTGGTGGTAGAGGTGGTTCTAACGATTTAAATGTGGCTGCTAAAGTTGGTTTACCTGTAAACTTTGGTTCTGACCATGACAAGTCACCATCATCAATAAAAGATTTACGAAAAGGCACAACAAAGAGTGGCAAGCCAATACCTGCTGCTAAATTAGACAACTCTGTATTATCAGCATTTCCTACACATACGCAAGTTACAAGTGCTATTGCATTGTATATGCCACCAGGAGTAAAAGTTTCATATAAGAATGACTATGAAGCAGAAGCAACAGAATTATCAGGTGACCTTGCAAAGGCAATAGGTGGTGTTAAGAGTGCAGAAAACACACAACAAGGTATTGACGCAGTGTTAAAAGGTGTTACTGCTGGCCTAGGACAATATGGTAAGAATGTAATCGGTGAGGCAATCAGTATGGTTGGTGCAGGTGACCCCGTTAAATTAACAAGTAAGGCATTTGGTGTCGCAGTCAACCCACAACAAGAACAGTTTTATGTATCACCACAATTTAGAAGTTTCTCATATACATTTGACTTTTGGCCTAGAAATCAACAAGAGTTAGAGGCTGCCAATAATATTATATTCTTATTCAAATATCATTCACATCCAGATTTAGAGTTAAGTAAATCAGGTGGTAGAATGTTCTTTGTGCCTAGTGAATTTGAGATACATTACTTACACATGGGTAAAGAGAACGAATATATGAACAAGATTTCTAAATGTGTATGTACAAGTGTTGATGTAGATTATGGACCAGAAGGTGAGTTTAAAACATTTAGAGCAGACGCTAGAGGTGCTGCTCCTGTACACTATAAGATGGCAGTATCATTTACTGAACTAGAACTTATGACTAAAGATAAGATTTACAAAGGTTACTAATGGCATATTTTACACAGTTTCCAAAATTAATATATGATGTTGCAGGTAATGGCATTGAGAAAGTCGTACCTGATATCTTTAGAAGAATTAAAATTAGAGATAAGGTCAAAGACGCATACGCATTGTTAGACAAATATGATGTAGAACCTGGTGAAAAACCTGAAGAGGTCGCATTTAAAGTTTATGGTTCTACTGATTACTGGTGGGTAGTGTGTCTAATGAATAATGTGGTAAATAGATACCATGACTGGCCTAAATCATATCAACAGTTTGAAGATTATGTAAACGACAAATACGACAACCCAGCAGGTATACACCACTATGAGAAGTTACAATCTAGTGGAAGAACAGAATCCAATGGTCCTGGTGACTTTGGTGCGTATGTGGAAGTCGATAGTACAGACTTAGACGGTCAATCAGTATCTAATTATGAGTATGAACAAAGAATTGAAGACAATAAAAGACAGATTACATTACTAAATCCATCTTTTTTGCCATCATTTTTAGATGAATTTAGACGATTGGTGAGAAAATAATGACATGGCAGATTATTCAAAGAACAACATAACACAAGCAGGTGACTACAAGTTAGACACCATTGAACTAATATCCTATAGAAGACATGCAGGTGAGAGTAAACCCTACAGAATGGATATTAAATCAATTACTCTTAATGTAGAACTTACTGAAGATATATTTACAAACACCATAGTTGGTGCAATTACTGTATATGATACGCAAGATGTTCGTACAGTATTGCCTATTACTGGTTTAGAAAAACTAAATCTAAAGTTTAATACGCCAGGTTTAAATGGTGTAAACGCAGTAGAACAAGACGGACATCCATTTCAAGTATATAAGATATCTGAGGTGCGTGTTGATGCCAATAATCCTAGAGGTCAACTGTACAAGATATTCTTTTGTTCGCAAGAGATGTATTTTTCATCACTTACAAGAATATCCAGAGCGTACAAAGGTCCTATTGAAGATGCAGTAGAAGATATTTTACGCAACAAGAACTATTTAAATAGTAAGAAACAGTTTTATTTTGAACCATCACGCAACAATAGTAAGTTTGTAATACCTAATTTGCGACCATTTGGCGCAATTAACTTTTTAAGTAAGTATGGTTTATCAGGTGCATATAAGAATTCAGGTTACTTGTTCTATGAAACACCAGACGGATATCATTTTAGAACAATTGAAAGTATGTTGGCAATGGGTGGCGCAAAGGCTAGACCTGCTAAGTTTAAGTTTCAATATCAAGTAGGTAATGTAAGAGAAGGCGAGACTAAAGATGTTGCTAATGATATGCGTAATGTAATTAAGTATGACTTTGTAAAACCAGTTGATACACTTAGACAGATACGAGAAGGTGCGTATAGTACAAAACTAATACGCCATGATGCATTTAACAAGACATTTATTACTACAGATTACGATTATGCCGATAGTTTTGGTGATTACTTTCATACTGAACATGATGAAGGCGACAAATCAAAAGATAAGTTTATTATACCATATGCCAATTACGAAGATACAAACAAAGATATATCGCAGAATTACATGAGTAAACTAATGGTGGCAACTCAAACAAGTAAGAAACATAATGATTATGAAAGTCCGTTAAAGAGTGAGACAGTACAACCACAGTATAGTCAAAGACAACAATTACAAAATATTAATCTAAAATTACTTGTATTTGGCAATAGTTTAATAAAGGCAGGTGATATAATAACATTTGACTTGCCATTAATGAGACCATTAGGAGAGGGTAAACGACAAGAAAGTAACCCTTATTACGCAGGAAGATATCTAGTTATGTCAATTAAACATATAATTAACATACAGGCGGCTAGATATGAAATGATTTTAAATTGTGCTAAAGATGCAGTAAGAACACCATTTGCTGTAGAATTAGAGAACAATACAATAGATGCCCCACAAGGTGGCATAAACTCAATATACGATACAGATAATCAGATATTATCTGGTGACATACTAGAAGGATTATAACAGATGGCTAAGAGATTTTCCGAGAGATTTTTCCAGAAGGTTAAATGGCCGTCAAAACCATTAGAAGAGAGAACGCAAAGATGAAATCTATAGTATTAATTAGTATATTCTTTCAATTAGAAGGAATCTATGTTTCACCAGCAGTAGAGTTTCCTACATTGGAATCTTGTCTAGCGGCCAGAGAAAGAGTGATACAATCATATACAGAGGACACCGGCATACCACACGGTACAAACTTCAAAGTTATGTGTATTAAGAAAGACTTTTCTCTAATGGTAGAGGGAACTAACATATGATAGGCCATGTACTAAATATCTGTGCAGAGCAAAAAAAGAGAATGGAATCGAAGTTTACGCAATCGGAAAGTGTTACCAGGCAACGACTTCCATATAGTGAATTGTATATAAGAGGCCTTGCGTATGAATTTAAGAAATGGCTAATAAATGCGTATGCTAAGTGCTTTAAAAGGCGAAATATATCGGTAAAAAACAATGATGTACGATAAGAATTTTCTCGGCCGTAACGGTTTTTTCTGGTTTAACGGCGTAGTTGAAGACAGACATGACCCTTTACAGTCAGGCCGTTATAGAGTTAGATGTTTAGGTTACCATACAGAGAATAAAGAGTTGTTGCCTACGGCAGACTTGCCATGGGCGAATTGTGTGTTGCCTACCGTGAGTCCTGGTATAAGCGGCCTAGGTACTCACGCATTTCTTGTGGAGGGAAGTTGGGTATATGGCTATTTTAGAGATGGAGAAGATGCACAGGAACCGTTGATATTAGGTTCTTTACCTGGCAGGCCAATTGAGTTTGGCAAGCCCTCTGGTGGTTTTTATGACCCTAATGCAAGAGAAGATGATGAGGAGAAGTCTGTATACCCACGCAATATTAATGAACCAGATGTAAATAGACTGGCCGTTAATAATACTGACTTGGAGCATAACACACTTACAACAAGAAAGCAAGCACGAAGATTAACAATGGCCACCGCTGATTTTGACGCAGTATCAGGCGCAGATGGTAGTAGTATAGTGGCCAGTGATGGTACCACATGGAACGAACCAGAGATTACATATAACGCAGTCTATCCGTATAATCATGTGTTTGAGAGTGAGAGCGGCCATATAGTAGAGTTTGATGACAGTTTTATTATAGACGCAGATGGCAACCGTGTTAACCATTACAGAGTACACCACAGACATACCACAGGCACATCTTTTGAATGGCTGCCTAATGGTGACCATGTGGCGCTGAATAAGGCCAGCCATTATAACATAACCTCAGGCAATTGGCAACAGCAAATTGATGGATATAGAGATTTAACTATAGATGGCCATTACAAATTAAAAATAAACTCAGATGGTGGTACAAATAACCACTACGATATACAAGTAGGGCCAAACGCCAATATTAATATACAAGTAGATACAGGCAAGATAAACCTGGTGACCAAACAAGGTGATATTAATGTCAATAGTGGTGGTAACTATAATGTCAAAGTAGGTGGCAATTACACCATGACAGTGGCCGGCAACCGTTCAGTCAATGTAAACGGCGCAACCTCAGATATAACACAAGGCACAGTCGTACACAGAGGTAGTAGAATAGACCTAAACTAAGAGAAGACCTTTTTACCATGGCCACCAGAAAAAGCGCTATTTAAAAATAAATGTAAAACGCTAAACTATAAATGCAATAACATCCATGAAACATATGTCCAAACTTAAAAAGATTGCCCAACTCTCGTTTTGGTTCTTTCTATTAAAAGGCCTACTATGGATAGCAATTGCTCTCGTAGGACTAGAAACACTTTTTTAACTACTTTTACAGTATTTTTTCCTCGGATATTTTTTTTATACACCATCTTGCCTAAATAGTTAAGGATTCAAAAAGCATATATAACGGTGTCAGAGTTCCAAGGAAAAGCTCCATATACCATAAAGTGATTTTGTTATGTAACACTTCATAGAAGGAACAAAATCATACTAGACCCTATTACAGCCGTATCAGCGGCGACAGCAGCATTTAACCTTATCAAGAAAGGTATCTCAGTAGGTCAAGATATAGAGGGTATGTCAAAGCAACTCTCTAAATGGTACGGTGCAGTCTCAGACTTTCATTACGCAGAGAAAGAAGTTAATCAAACAGGTGGTGTCTCTAAACTACTAATGAAAGGTAGTATAGAACAAATGGCACTAGACATTACT